GGCGCCATGGTGCCACCTGAGGAAAAACGGTTGGGGGGCGCGGTTGTCGTTGCCTGCGCGTTTGTGGAGAGTCTGGAGAGGCTCTGGGCTAACTCTTCCCGTGCGGGTGAGGTCGGTTCCCTCTGCTGCTGTTACAGGATCGGTGAGCGGGCAGGAGCGGGGAGTCGGGATCGCCCGCGATGACGTGGTCGGCTGTCCATGGGTCGTCGTGCTTGGCGGTCTTACCGCACAGCCAGCAGACTTCGGCGTTCAGGCATACCTGTCGTGCGCGTCTCTTGTAGTCGCCTGTGTAGTGCGGTCGTTTCGGTTTCTGATGTGTCTGGTTGTAGATCCGTTGGCAGCGGTCGCATCGACTACCTATTGTGGTCAGGTTGCCACAGTTCAGGCATGGCTTACTTATTGGCATCGTTATCCGTTTCGGTAAGAGTTCTCCACTTGGCGTTACTCAATCCACGTATCCGACCGTCGCGTTCTACCCATACCCATGTCGGTGCGTCAGGGTCACAGTTGCAGCCGTTGAGGTGGCGAACGTCGTGATCGACGAACGCTTGGCAGGTCAGGCATTGGGCGACGATCATCGGCGACCCATCAAGTGCTTCGGCTTGTTGCGTTGCCGTATCGCGATGTGTGATCCGTAGGGATGCCCGGGCTTGTCGCGGTATGCGACGATGTCGGGGAAGTTGTCCACAAGGTACTTGGCATCCGCCATCTTCTGTTCCATCCGTTCGTTCAGGGAGCCGTATCCGCCTTCCGAGTATCGGCGACAGTCGGGCAGTACCCATTGGTTCACGACGACCACCCCGAAGGTGCGAATGTTGAGAGCCGTGAAGCCGTAGTCGTCAATCGTTTGGACGACGGGATCAAACCGTAGGTGCGTCTTGCGGATGACGAGGGCGCGACCATCGGCGAGGACGTTAAACGTCCAATGCTTCGCTCGGAACAGCGGATTGTCGATCGCGGCGAATCCGCCGAGGTTAGAGCCAGAAGCTTCACACTTCTTAGCCAATTGTTCAGCACGGAGGACGAAGCGTTCCATGGTGATCGGATTCTTAAACCGTTCGGCGTAATGCCCTTGGTTCTTGGTTGTGATCGGGATTGATGGTTCGGTCACCCGGTCGTAGTTCCGTAGTTCGGTCACGTCCTTCAGGTCATCGACGAGGAACAGGGCCCATTCCCCATCCGCCATCATGTCTATGGCTGTGTTCCGTTGGATACCGAGACCGCGAGGATTGTTGGTGACCAGAAGCCGGCTCTCCTTGACTGTTCCATGTTTCAGGAACTGTTCCTTCGCCTCTTCGGTGTGAATCAGAACCGTATGGTCAATATCTTCCGCCTCCAGCATCAGCGAGGTGGTCATGGAGTCGTAGCGGTTGTATCCGAAGACGAAGACTCTCATTGGGCGTACTCGTCGTGGATCGTGGTGGCAGCATTGCTGGCACGTCGCGGTTCGTCGGCTCGGCAGCCACAGTCGGCGATCAGTCGTTTCACATACCAGACCAGCGTGAAGCGGTAGGCATCCTTCGTGCGCATGATCAACGGAGTCACGCCATGCCACGTCAGCGCACCGTCAAAGATCGTGAGCGAGCCGTTCGGGATACCGAGCGTCAGGTCATAGTTCGGCATATCAAGAGCACCGCCATCGACACCGAACCGCACAGACAGCATCATTGACCATGTTCCGTGGATGTTGCCAGAGTCCTTGTGGTACGGGAGCGCGCTCTTGTCGTTGATGATTCCCGATGTGTATGGCGTGCCGGCTATCAACCAGTCAGGGTGGATGTTTGCTTGCACGATCTCCTTGTGCGCTTGCGCTTGCGCTGGCAAGAGATTCTGGAACGCTGTCCATGCCTGAACGCTGATCGGCTCCAAGATTGACCGCATCTCCGCGCTCTGTGCCCAAAGCCTTCCGTCACGGCAGGCGTAACGCTTCCGAGTCGGATTCGGGGGAACCGTGCCGAAGTATTCGTTCGCAGCCTTGATGCCCGACATACGGGAACGGTTGTTGTTCTTACCCTGAAACTTCACGGTGAAGCGCAAGAACCGAGACAGCGAGCGCAACAATTCTTCGTCGCATCCCCAGTCGGTCGTCTGAATCAAGAACGGTTCGCCATCCTTCAGACCGAGAACGTCCTCATCGACGATGTGACTGCTGGGTATGTTCGGTGCGCACTCACGCACCTGCGGTTCCCACTCTTTATGCGTCAGATCCAAGTTGCGCATACGCTTCTTCCACGAGACGGATCAAGGTAACGGAGTTGTTCTCTTCGCCGGCTTCCTCGCGCAGTTCTTTCAGTTTGCGGGAAACGTCCTCGTATTCGGCGACCGTCATCGGGAACAGCAGGGTGCGAGTGTCCTTCGCGAAGTAGTCATCCATGCCTTCGCCCCATGTCTTGCCTGCTTCGGCGTTGCCCATCGTTCCTTCCAGACGGTAGAGCAGGTCATCAAGGTCGTCGCCAGAGAACAGCGATCCGTCCAAGCCTGCTTCTGTCGCTGCGAGTTCCTTCAGCAGATCGGCAAGAGCGCGGTCGTCGTACATCGCGAGGTCGTTCGCGCGGTTGTCCACCAACAGGATCTTCATTGCTTGTTCGTTGTCGCAATCGACGTAGGTAACAGCGACCTGTTTCCACCCGAGGCTCTTCGCTGCCATGAACGTATGGTTGCCTGCGAGAACGTAGCCGGTGCTTCGCTGAACAACGATCGGGCGATACTGTCCGTGCGACTTCAGGGATTCGCTGATCGCGCCAACGTCGCCTTGACGAACGTTTCGCGGATGCGTGTGGAACTGGTCAATGGGCTGAGCCAGCGACGCGATCTCTTCTCTGATGTTCATTGTCCCTCCGTGCTATTCGGTCTCGCCATCCACCATAGCGCGTTCCATCTTCACGATCTTGGTGCTGTGCTTGTCGGGATTCTGGCAGGTCGGTGCTGCGCTTGCCCGAACGAATAAGACCAGTCGTCGATCACACTCGGGACAGAACCAGCGTTCTTTCACCGAGGGTCGCATGAGACTTCCATAATACGTTCCCCGACCCATTGGGCTACGGGTGAGGCGACTCCGTTACCGCATTGACGGTATCGCTGCGTATCCGTCTGTCCAGCCGTCCAGTCGTCTGGCCACCCCATGAGCCGTTCGCACTCAACTGGCGTAAGGCGACGAACCGCCAATCCCGTCAACTCTTCCGACTCGTAGGCAACGGAAGGCGACTGCTGCGATGCCTTGATCGGTGGTGCGAGATCCGCATACACATGGGCATTGCTACCGAACTGTGTATCAAATGCGACCAGCGCGGTTGCGCGTGTTCCGCGAACGTCAAACGCATTGAGCGTTGGCGCAAGCTTCCCCTCAACCCATGTCTCGTTGTCGTACTTGTTCTGTGCTCGCTTGGACTTTGTGAACGTTGCCACCGCATGAGGACCTCTTGCCACCAGCGAAGGAACAACAGGATGTTCCGTGATGACCGGGTCAAACCTTGCGTTCTCGCCTTGGTTAAACGCAGCGCGGTCAATCAGGATCGGCTTGCCACCATCTTCTCCAATGCTTCCCGCAGCCTTGTCGGTAGACGCTTGCCCCTGCGGTTCGCTCTGCGCAGGATTCCCTCGCAAGCCTTCGGCGACAGAAAGTAACGGCTCTGGACAACGCTCGGCGGTTGCAGGATCAAAGACAGAGACGAGGAACACTCTTCTACGTCGCTGGGGGACTCCGAAGTATTGTGCATCCAAGACGCGCCACTCCGAGAAACTCGCCCCTGATTCATCCAGTTCATGGAGTACCTCCCCGAAGTCGGAACCTCTGTTGGACGATAAGGCTCCTGGGACGTTCTCCCAAATAGAGATTCTTGGATACCTTCCATCACTTAGCCTCCTCAGTTCGTTGATGATTCTTATTCCTTCGTAGAACAATCCTGAACGTTCTCCGCTCAAGCCGGCACGTCTGCCAGCAACCGACAGATCTTGGCATGGGCTTCCCCATGCGACCACATCGACGACTGGCGCATGACGCAGGATGTGTTCTCCCGTGAGTGTGCTTATGTCTCCCCATCGGGGGACGTTCGGCCAATGCCGTTCTAGAACCTTTGTTGCGTGCTTATCCCATTCGCATTGGAACACGGTTTCCATGCCTGCGCGTTCTAGACCTAGATCAAATCCGCCGACTCCCGAGAAGAGGGAGAGAACCTTCGGCTTCTCAGTCATCCATGAACCTCCGCAGCACCAGCCCCAAGGCGATGCCGACGAACGCGACCCATCCCACGATCATTGCCCCCTCAATCATCCCAAATGTCCTCCAACTCCTTGATTCGCTGCATAATGTCCAGCATTAGGTGATTCGTGAGAACGATACCCCAATGCATGGGGATAGGTTCTCCGATCAACTGTTCCCACGCGATGACCGCTTCCACCGAGCGAATCGCCTCATCGACGTTCTTCGGAGCGGTATCCCAAGACGGAAACGAGTGTTCCCTCGTCACAACTCCACGCCTTGTTGTATGTGTAGTTGCAGCCGATCGACGCGAGCGAGTAGGTCATGGGTCAAGTGCTCATATTCCTTGATCATTGCTTCCTTCTCAGCGCAAGCGTTCTCCAAGAGAACAGCGGTGCTGCGCGCAGCATCTCTCTCTTCTCGCACCCGGTCAAGGGAGTTCTGAAGATCGGCGACTCGCGCCTGCAACTCAATGATTTCTGCCGTGTGATCCATCTTGCTTCTCCCTCTCCGCAATCTCCCTGCGGAACTGTGCGATCGTGAAGAACAGAACTTCCTCGTCTGCCTTCCCGACCCAAACCTTCTCTAGAAACCGTAGTGCATTCTTTAAGTCTTGTGTTCTCATGGCTCTCCCTATGGGTAATCCCCCGCACCGCCAGAGGGCGACGGTGCAGGGGATCGTGACGTTACTTGCAGATAGTCAGCAACTTGCCGTATGCCTCCCTGTCGCTGAGTTCGGTGACTCCCGTGAGCGTATCCATCATGTTGCGCTCCACCCGCATCGTGCCACCGCGAGTAGGGCGGAAGTGATGACGGTAGGTATTGACCGCTTGGATAACGCCGAAGCCTGTGTTCTTCCACGGTGCGACCCGAGGATCTGATGACCACAGCGTGAGATAGTTCACTCTGTCCCGATCGACCTTCGTTTCTGCGTGCTTGGATCCGTTCACAGGACGGGGAACGATCACGTCAAGGAAACGGTTGTAATCCTCGTCCGAGACCTTCAGTTTGAGCATCTGCTCAATCTCCTTGGTGAATGACTCGCCGAGGTTGAAGACGACCTGTAGGGCCGATCGTGCTTCGCCGAGGATCATCTGCGAATTCGCGGTATGGCGTACTCGGTAATCCTGACCTTCCTCTGCCAATGCCATCGCCCGGGTATTGTCGCAGACAACTACGGTCACCGTCCTCTTGTATGTGGTCGCGATGGAGCCATTGAATGAGGTGGTCGCGAGAAGGTGAGGGCGGAACTCAACGTCCGAAACCTTCACGTTCTCTGGCATCTCAATCTGTACCCAAGCAACCGCTCCACCCTTCAGCAGACCTGCCGATCCGATCGCGAGATCCGAGTCGTCGATGACCTGCGAAACCTTCTCTAGCAGCGCGTCTTCGTACTGGTGCGGTTCGTAAGACGACGACGGAACGCCGAGCACCTCGTAAGTGTCGTCGCGAACGATCGCCTTCTTGTTCGGAACCTCGCTCAGTTCGCCGTTGGGCAACTGGATGTAGGTAGGCATGGTGATCGCCTTCCATGAGAACAGGCGACGACGAACATCATCAATCGGGATTGCCCCGGCGTAATGATTCGTTTCTCCGCCTTGCTCGCTTGCGCGATAATGCCAAGCTTCTCCTCGCTTCTCCGTGAACCCAACCAGCACGTTGCGGTTGAGCCATTCCATAGTTTCCGTGGACATTACTTATTGCCTCCTGTTGTGTTGTTGGACATTCTCGGGGTAATCCACTTGTCATAAGCCATTGCCGCGAAGCAACCATCACATAGACGACATTGCACCTCGTCATACGGATAGGTCTCTCCGCACAATAGGCACGTCTCCGAAGATTCGTGCTCTACCGTCATTGCGCTCATTACTTGTTGCCTCCTTGTTGGTTTGTGTTTCGTGCTGCTTGTCGCAGCGCGATCTGGTTACGACGACGGATCGCTGCACGCGCCTCGTCCTCGTCTCTCTGGTTGTACGTTCCCATCATGTAACCGCAGGCGAATACCGCGATCGTTCCGAGCACGATGATCAGATCGGTAACAGCACCGTTCATCACTTCACCTCGCTTCGCAGACGAGCGAACACATCAACCATTGGATCGCCCTTCGTGGTGAGGATGAGTTCCTTCTCGGTAAGGGCGAGAAGGTAATCATCACCATCGCTGATCATCTGAACAGCGTCGATGCCCGTCCGAGTCGCGCCCTTGTGCGTGTCGCACAGATCCACGTCCTCGTATTGCTCAACCGCTACGAGCGCGGTCACCTTGTAGAAACGGTAAGTCATACTGTTGCCTCCTTGATGAATGTGATCGGGAATCGGCAGATCGTCGTATCTTCCATCACGACCAATACCGATGCGCAGAGATCTCTCTCCGCCGGTGTGACCGAGAGAACGATCCCCGTCTCCGTTCCGCTTTCGTGCTCAATGAGCACTTCCGCGCCCTTGTGAATGTTCACTTGCCTTCCTCCTGTTGTTTGATGTGAATGTCGGTATGACTGATCGCTACGTCTCTGCCGAAGTTGTCTCGGTAGAAGTAGACAGATCGACCTTGGTTATCAAAGGACAAATACGAGATCGTGATCAACGTTCCGTAATCTTTATGGGAACGATTGGTGATGATCGCCTTGTCACCTTTCTTCACTTGCCTTCCTCCTTGTTGTTGGTTGTTGCGTACGGGTGGATCCACCCGCAAGAGCATTGGCTTTCGCCTCTGGGGATATCACCGTTGCACGACCAGCAAGCGGTAGAACGTCGTGTGCGCAGATCGCGGTGAACGAACCCGCGATCGTGCGCAGCGACGAAATGACTCATCTTGTCGGTTGCCTTGACGAACGTTGCGTCGCAACGATCACAGACGTACTTGGCCATCGTTCGGTCAGAATCCGTTGCGGTTGTAGATCGCATCGGTGCATACAGATTGCACGAACTTCTCAATGAAGATCGCGAGTTGCCCAATGCGAGTTCCGTCGTCGATGAGCGTTCTCACCACGTCACGGTTCCTATGACCGCTACCCAGTTCACCATCTGGGAACATCTCCCAGATGATCTTGGTAGCGAGATAGCCAGCGAGGTCAAGATTGTCTACTGCTGTGTTCGTCTTCACTTGGGAGCCACCCAATCGCGAACGATGTACTCCATGCCGTGAGGCTTGTAGCCCGCCAACCGCTGCACCACATCGCGAGTGATCTGCCACATCCGACCGTCTTCGGTCATGCCGATGAACGGAGTCTTCTGCTTGCGCGGTGCGAAACCAGCGAGGTAAACCTTCTGACCAGAGATCAACTTGCCAGGAATCTCCTGACCGAGGTGCTTCTTCGCTTGCTCTTGCGAGAAACCGAACTCCCAAGCATTGACGATCCAGTCCTTCGCGTGGATGCTTTCCACATTCACGCCATTGACCAACTCAACCGCCGAAGCCTTGATCGTGTATTGGTACAGGTCTCCGAACTTCGTGGAAACTTGCTCGCTGCTGAGACCGTGCTTCTGCAAGATTGCTTGCACAGCAGCGTCGATCTCCGCTGTTACCTTCTTAGCCAGTTCTTTACTGACTGAGTGATTCGTCTTCGTGGACATTACCCTTCTTCCCTTCTCGGTCCCCCTTCGGAACCGAACGTTCTCATCCTACCCGAACCAAGCGGTTCTTAGTGGTTTCGTTAAGACCGAGTAATGGCTCGGGTTCCCGCAGAAACCACTCGTAGGGAGCCACAGGAGGATTCGGCTCGGTCTTCCCCCGACCGGCGCGGTTGCGCTTTACCTGACGCATCTGGAGAGGACTGGCTGCAAGCCTCAGATTCCCCATGGTGACCACGAATCACCATACTCGTAGATCGCCAAAGCAGAACGCAGATTCACTACGGGATCGTAGAGGTCGTCGCACGAAGTCAGAAGTTGCAGATGTTGCAGATAACCGTTCTCGTGGTACATCGACGGCTGGCACCAGAATCCGTTAACTTGCGTAAGCCCATGCGATCCACCGTTCGGATCGCCAGCGAAGTGCTGGTGCGGTTGGCAACGCGATTCCTTCCACATGACTCGCTCAAGGGTCGGAAGCTTGGACTCAATCCAACCTACGGAGACCGCAAGGTTCAGATACGGAACGCACTCGGGATGCTGCGCTGCGTAGGTGACCGGGGGCAACGTGCTAGTTGTCGTGCTGCTAGTCGTACTGGTCGTCGATGCGACCGTTACTGGCGGTGCGGTTGCTTCCGTCTTGGCGACCGCGAATACCCCGATCGCGATAAGTGCGCTCAGTAGTCCTGCTTTGATCAGTTTCACTTGGTGCTCCGATACTCGTCTAGGGCAACCTTCTGCGCGTCCAGTTCGTAACCTGCGATCGCGTCCAACAGTTGTGCTTCGGTCTTCCTCGTGAGTCGGAAGGCTGCTCCCAACGACCGTGCTTGTTGCACCCTCGGGCTTTCTACAATCTTAGCCGATTGCGTAACCTCTCCGTCTAGCCAGCGATCTCCGTTCAGCCATGTCGCTGGGTAAGCGATGAACTTCGGATCGGTGATCGACTTCGCATACCGCTCTGCGCCAGCGATAAGTTCCGCAACGGTCAGCCCGTCGTGACGAGCGAACGCCTTGGCAAATGCCTTCATGGCGGTCGCCCTCGCGACCTTCTTCGGGTATGCCTTCCAGAACAAATCAAACTCTTGACTTAATGACGGTTCATGACGGTTCTTATTAATAGGTGTGGAATCATCGGAGTAGCGGTTTTCTGGCGACGTAGAAACGGCTTTCTCCGTAACCCGTTTCCCTGTGACGGTTTCTGGCGTGCCATACGCGAGTCGATACTCAAATGTGTTACCTCTGCCAGAGGCTTCGGTCACGATCTCTAGGAAGCCGTCCTTCACCATCTGCTTGATGACTGCCCGGACGTAGCCTTCCGAGGTTCGCGCCTTCTTCGCGATGGTGCGCTGCGACGGGAAACAGAATCCGTCATCGTTCGCGAAGTCTGCCAACGCCATATGGATAAGAAGCTTGTCGCCTTTGTATGGTGAGGTTCGCCAGACATACGAGATCCATCGGACGCTCACTCGTTACCTCCGAACAGGAGACCGAACTCCGAGAGACGCATCAGGACGATGCCATCGGTCATGTCGTCTGGCATTGCCACCATCACGAAAGGTCGTATGTCGCCGATCGCCTTACTGTTCGTCGATTGCGCTTCGGCTGCGAGGAACCTCGTCGCGATCGGCTGTATCTGTGCTCCTGACTTGACTTCCACCCTGAGGTGACCTCCCCAATGTTCTTCATGCCTTGTGTTGCTTCCCGTGATGCCGAGTTTCTTCCGTGCTCGTCGCGCCTTACTGTCGCCTTTCGCACGGTTCCGCTTGCCACGCGCCCGAGGATCACCGCACCCGCGAACTCTGCGCTTCCCGTCGCGCCCGGGCTTTCCGAGCAATCCGAATAGCGGGCAACGCTCCTTCAGGGTGCATCGACCTTGATCGCCTTGGCACTCTCCCTTCCGCTCATCCACGTTCCACCTCCCCATCCTCGTAGTGGAATGCGTCGTAACCGCTGTCTTGATACCTCGCGACGATGCGTTCCGCTTGTGCCAAAGAAACCTGACTCATAACCTCGCGGTCGTTCACTACGACCGTGTACAGCATTTCCTTCACCACGTATCTCCCTTCCAGATCACGTTGTTGATGTTTACCCTACGGGCGATACGACGTTCGGCAGGCGTTAGGCCACCGAATAAGCCGTACTTATCTCCCGTCGATAGGAACTCTTCTGCCAGATCCGCGCACTCTTTCTTGACGGAACAGGTTGCGCAGACTTCTTTACCCTTCTTGTACGGTTGTGTACCTTGCGAACGTTCGGGGAAGAACCATGTCGCCGGCTTGCCTACGCAAGCAGCGCGATCCCTCCACTCTTCCCGTCTACGACTCACCGAGACACTCCTTGACGTACAGAGCCTCCTTGCGAATGAAGTTGATCACCGCTTCCACCTCAAACTCGCTCACGTCCTCCCTAAACAGATCCGTCATAACGAGGATCTGGTCGATGGAATCACGGATCTCCGACAGGTCGTGATTACTCCGCTTGCGTGTACGAACCGAAACGTCGTAACGCTGCTCAGGTAACCAAGCCTCCCGATACACCTCATGAACGTAAGGGTGGCAACGGTTCCGCTTCTGACGTAACTGGAACACAGAGCCGGCTTTATGGAGAACAGACAGAGAAGCCGAAACCTTGCCGTGATGCTCACCGATCTCTTCCGCGACCTCTACCCATGTCGCACCGAACTTTCCGCGTTCCAGCAGGAACGCGATAATGCGTTCCTGCCGGTCGCCAGCGGATCCGTCTTGTGCTTCACGTTCGGCACGTTCGCGGGATGCCTCCCGATCGACGAAGCCTTCCGTTCCGCGATATGGCAATGTGGTCACTTCTTTGCCCCGTTCATCAGGTGAGTGATCAGGTCCGAAGCCTGCTTCTTGTTCAGGTGGTCAAGCGAACTCACGTCGTGATCACCGAGCACCTCGCGTGCGGTCGCAACCACATCCGAGATGTTTCGTTCACGGGCAAGCTTCTTGATCAGCCCAACCTGCGAAGCCGTAATACCGACCTGCGCGTTCTTCACACGCATCGCATCCGACTTCGCGTTCGCATCCGCGATCATCTCTTCACGGCTCCGACTGTTCTTGGACAGGTGGGCGGAAGGGTGACGATCCTCGTCGTCGACTGGGCGAATCTTCGGGAAGGGGATTGGTCCAGCGTCTTCCGACCGAGCACGAACCTCGTCTGCTGACGCGATGCGCTTCGTATCGGCGACGAGACACGCGACGATGGCGCGACCCCAAGCCGAAGTCTCGGCGTTCATCAGTTCCGAATCCCTTGTGTAGGGAGTACGACCCGGAATCGGCTCCCATGCTGTTCCTACGCCCGGACATGGATCTGTCGGGTTGCGGTAAGCAGCAGCCGTGAACGCGATGAACGTGCGGTCACCAACCTGAAGCACCTCGTATGGGCGTTCTGGGTTCAGCGGTCGCAACGACCCTTCTGGATACTTCTTCGCGAATATGCGGATACGTTCCGCAACATCCACGTAGTCACTCATATCAATAGCCATTACCTATTTCCTCCTTGTTGTTGTTTTGTGTTACGAACCACGTCAGATACGTGGTGCGATCTTGCTGATCCGCATAGTGCGGAACGGTTTGCCCTTGACGAGATATGACTCGTACAGGTCGGGCTGCTCGGCCTTCAGACGCTTGCTGTCTAGCGAGGTTCGTCCCTCGGTTTCCTTCCAAGTGACGACCTTCTGACCGTTGTAGGTTCCCTCAGAAGCGTGCTTCAGGATTCGTGCGATCATGTCCTCGGCTTGTGTCTTCAGGGTCTCGCCTTCGGAGATCATGTCCTTGGCTTCCTGAAACTGCTGTAGCCAGAACATCTCGTCAGCGGGTATCTCTACCGACTCGCCGCGATCTTCGTAGAGCGAAGCAATGATCTTCGCCGATAGCAGTTCGTCATCGTCCTCGGGAATCCGACCCTCATCGACCGCCGAACCGAAGCGTTCCGACTCGCGCAGCAGGCTCTCAATAGCAGACTCGTTGCGACCCAGTTCCACAATCCGAATGTCTTGATGCTGGTCAAGAACCACGAAGAATACTTTGGCGCCGGTCACAGCCATTTGTGCCCAACCTTGATAACGCCATTCGTAAGGCAGGTCATCAGCGTCGCGCACCGTGTAGCGCGTGGTCGTCTTCGCCTCAACGACAACGTTCGGCTCGGTCACGTCATCCACTCCGTCCAACGTCACCGTGAACCGACCGTCCCGATACATCAGGTCAGGCGTTACTATCGGCAACGACAACAGGCGAGCAGCCTCCCCGATAAGCACAGGCTCTAGCAAGTTTCCGCGACGAAACGCCGAAGTCTCCGTAGACGGCTGTGGCTCGTTCCGCTTGTTCAGGTACAACTCTGAGCGAGTGGTGTAAGGCGACAAGCCCATCAGCGCGGGAGCATCGGACGCACCGAACGTGCATCGACCTTGTTCGTCACGCCAACGCAACCGCAGCCATTCTCGGCTGCCGTGTGCCGGCTTCTCAATCGTGGTGAATGTGGGCATACTTCCTCCTAGTCGATGTGCGGTTTCGCACTCGGTAAGTTTGCCCGAAGGGTGTAACGATGTGGTGGTTCGTTTCTACTGGAACCAGTAACGGAGAGCGATCCCCTGCCCAGGAGGCAGGCAGGGGATCGCTCAATCCGACGTAGCGGAGAAGGGAACGCTACGCATATCAGAAACTACTCGCAGATTAGCCACCATGCCAACAGGAATAAACAAGAGACCGTCGTAGGCATCCTCTTGGTTATCGGTTTGCGCGAGGACAACGTAGCCGTCCTTGGCGTTCGGGATAAGGATTCCAACAGATCTGTTTACAACCGCGCCGAGGTCGGTTTCTTCGTAATCCACCCATTGCTCGTTGTAGGAATAGGCATCGTACCAATCGACGCAGACGAAGGTTCTGTCCTCCATCACCAGCCTTCTTTCTTCCTGTTCATGGAGAAGATCGGAGCCTGCACCGTGATCCCGTGTTCGGGTGTAACGATCGCCATTGCCTGCTGGGGAACCTCGTGACCGAAGTTGTTGATGAACGCATACTCGTCCAGTCCCTTCAGGCTGCCGTTTACGACCAGCGAAGGCGACGGCAGGTATTGGTGCCAATGTCCCATCCATAGTGTGCTGAAGTTCTGCCCGGTCGCGAGATAACGCTGAGCCTTACGTGCGCGCAGTCGCATGATCGGCGGATAAATGCCACCGATGCCACCACCGCCATGCGCTTGATCTCCGTGCGTGAGCAGTTGTCCGTGACCGTACACATCAAAGAACGCATCCGACCCTTCAGGGATTAGGAACGTGATTCGTCGATCCTTCGCGAAATGCCGTTCCACCATCTTGCCCAACAGCCAGTCGTAGTTCGTCTTGGCGCGAAGCTTCATCCTCGGCTTACGTGTGGTGCGACCGTGGTTGCCGACAACGACGGGAACGTGAACCTTGCCGAACTCGTCAGCGAGTAGCCCGATCACGGCAGCGACCTTCTCCGACCAGAACAGCAACGACGACAGCAAGGTATCTGCGTTGGTCTCCGACAGTTCTTCGTGAATGTCGCCCGAGAACATATCCCCACCGAGCATGAGAACGCATCCGTCGTACTTGATGCCAGCGAGATAGTGCCGGGTCATCTTGATGAGGTTCTGCGACCAAGCTTCCAAACGAAGCACAGCGATCTCGCGGTTGTATGCGTTCAGCCCATCGACTTCCTGAGGCTGTACCACCTCGTCAAAGTGTGTATCGGACAGCATCGCGATCACGGTCGCAGCCTTCGCCTTCGGCTTCTCTGGTGATAACCAAGCCGGCGGTTCTAGGATCGCGTTCGTCGTCGCGTCGATGACGGTGAGCGCTCGGTGCGCGAGTTCTAACTGTTCCTTCAGGTTCGCAGCCAAGTGAACAGCGGAGTCACGTTCACGACGTAAGCGAAGCAGGTCGCTGGAGTCTTCTTGACGGATCTCGTCAGACAGCCCCATGGTTGCTCCTTGCGTGACGGATCGCACCCTCCGAGATCTGGATACCGCGCTTCTGTAACGCTGCGACTATCGCCCTCGGCACAATCCGAACATCTTGGATCGCGTCCAAGAGATCCTTCTTATCCGCATCGGATAGTTCGTCAAGAACTTCCTCTACCCGTGTGCGTCTAGCCTTGCGGTTTGCTGCTTCCTGACCGATCTCGTCCTTCAGTATCCCCATCTGTTCCTCCCTGATGCCAGCGTAGGTGGTCGTTTACTTCCTTTCCCACCTTAGCGACCTTGTCCTCCGTCCTGAGGGCAATCCGAAACAGATGCCCCAACTGGCGTGTAACTAGATCGTGGTCTTGCCGGTTCTCTTTACGCATCGCCTGAATGAGTGCCACCACGATGCCACCGACCGCTGCGACCAGCGCAGCAAGAACCATAGCCAATCCATTATCCACGGCTCTTCTTCCACTTCGCAACCGCTTCGGGAACGTCGTCACCCGCGACGTAGCGCAGATGCCACGGTTCGGACTGCACCTCCCAAGAGAAACCGTACAGATGCGCGTTCTTCAGCAGCCAATCCAACCGCTTCCCCGAGGCGTTCGCGACATCGACCGCGATCCCGAGGTTGTGGTTACTGGTCCCCGGAACAGCCATCGGAGCCATCTTCGGCTTCAGGTACCAAGCCTTCCCCTTGTAAATACGGGGAGTCTGCTTCATCCACTTCGGCTTCGGCTTGTCGGTGTAACGCTGATAGAACCCGTATTCCTGTGTCGCCAACGAACGATAAGTATCTGCCTGAGAAGTCGGAGACAGGTCAATACCTTCGGCATTCGCAGCCTCGTCCATCGCCTCGTATGCGTCGGCTGCACAATGATGCAACTTTCCCTTGTGCTCAATCGTGCGGAGCAGATCATCGGGCAGTTCACCCGGCTTCGCGTCCTTCAGGTGCGAGCAGAGTTTGACCTTGACGACGGGATACGGAGTCTTAGCCATTTAGTTTCACTTCTTCCCGAATGCTTCGGAGATCTCTTCGGCGGTCAGTTCCCCGTCAGTCGATGCAGCGGCAAGCTTCTGGATGACCTGAACGATCGCCATGAAGCCGGCGAGAAGCGCAGACTTCGCGACCGAGACACCGATGACCGCGCCACCCGTAACAGCAGGAAGAGCGTTCGCAAGGAACAGGGAGAACAAACGCTGCCCGAGATCAAGGAACTTAGCAACGGTGGCATTGGCTTTGAGGTTCATATCAGTCATCATCCTTACCTCCTGCTCGTATGGATAACAGCAAGTGTAGCAACGTCGCACCACAGGTAATCCATAAGGCTTGCGACAGGGTGCTACCCGTCAGCGTCAAGAGGACGAGCGCGGTTCCCGCCCAGACCCAGACGTTCTCAACTAGATAATCTTTCCACTTCACGGCTTGCTCCGAGGTGCTGGTACGACGAACAACATCGTACTAGCAGCGACAATCACCCTTCGCGTTTGCACGTCAATGTTTGACCCCAGCGGAACGTAATCGTCAAAGGTTCCCGAGAACAGATCGACAGTTGCCTCAAACTCTGCGCGGATCTCTACTGGTGCTTCCTGTACGGCTGCGATCAGTTCCTCGACTTCCTCTTCAGACAGTTCAGAAATGTCGGTGCTGAGTAGTTGTTGGGCTGCGATCTCGCCGGTCAAGGCGATCTGCGGAACCATTGTGGTGGTCATAGGAATGCTGGTCGTAGTGGTCGTGGTCTCGGGAACGGTCGTCGTGGTCGTTGTTGTGGAAGTGGTTTCGGGAACGGTCGTGGTGGTTGTGGTCAATTCTGTGGTCGTCGTAGACGGCTCAACAGTCGTGGTCGTTTCGGGAACGGTCGTCGTGGTGGTCGTGGTGGTCGTGGTGGTGGTCTCTGGAGGCGGAGGCGGAGGTGGGGGAGGTGGCGGAGCCTGCGTCGTCGTAGTGCTAGTAGTAGTTGTCTGTTCCGTCGTGGTCGTCTCGGGAACCGTCGTAGTACTACTACTTGTGGTGGTCTCAGGGACGGTGCTACTACTGGTAGTGGTTTCTGGCAACGTCGTCGATGAGGTCGTAGTCGCCACCGAAGCACCATAAGACCAGACATACTCTTCGCCCGGGTCGCCATTCCGCCAAGCTTCACAATCCTGCCAAGACGGATACTTGCCAGCCTGATAGTCGGCTATCGGCTGAAACATCTGCCAAGACGTATCCGATTGGCACGTCCAAGCAATAGTCGATTCCGCCGAGGCTGGCGCGAACCAAGCCAGAACAGCAACAGGCGCGAAGATTAGGTAGCGAAGCCTTCTCTGGTTTCGCTTAGACACCTTCTGGCAACGGTGGTGCTACGAACTCATCAAGTTCAGCATCATACGTATCTTGGATACCAGCATACTTACCTCGGAAGTTCGCGTGATACGAAGTCTGCAACCACGTTCCTGCAAGACCCAGCGAAGCGATGAACGCCTGACCGACAGGCTCACTCTCAGGAAAATCACCGCCACCACAGTCATCGTTACTCACGACGATGACCTGCTGAACGATGTTGTCGTCGTTTACTTGTGCGAAGTGTGCCATGTAAATCTTCCTTTACGCTAGTACAAGAGTTCCGCTTGCGTCCCAAGCGTAATAAGTGTACGAACCATCTGTTCCTGTTGTCGGTGAACCTGTAGTTGAGATGGTGAAACCAGATGCGTCAGCAGTTAGCCAACGCACTACAACTCGTCCTGACCCACCTGAACCGCCAGCCGCACTTGCCGCACTGCCACCGCCACCACCGCCACGGTTCGCGGTTGCATTTGAACCACCGCCACCAGACCCGCCGTTGCCAGCGTTCGTTCCAGCAGTGCCGCCAGTTGTTGAACCGCCACCACCTCCGCCACCAGCGTAAGAAATAGACGAACCCGTGTAGTTATTCGTTGACGCAGCGCCACCAGCGCCGCCCGTAGCACTGCTTCCGTTACCGCCAGTACCGCCCTTGCCACCACCACCGCCACCATTGGTGGTAGCACCAGAAGAACCGCCAGCGCTTCCTTGACCGCTCACCCCATCGCCACCACCTCCGACGCGACCGCCACCGCCACCAGAGCCACCGTTACCACCAGTGGCACCACCATCGAAGGAAGATGCACCGCCACCACCGCCCATCGCACTCTGAAGGAAAGAACTTGGCGTTCCACTGCGCCCCACCTGACCAGTAGCGGCACCGCCACCGCCAACAGTTACCGTGTATGTAGAACGACCGATAAGACCACTACCAGTAATCATCCCGCCACCGCCTCCACCACCACCAGCGACGTTCGTGCTTCCGTTCCCACCTCCACCACCAGCGACAATGAAGTATTCAACACTTAGCGTTTGTGGCGAAACGGGTGTCGTATTTTCAGTCAGTGACGATACATAGCCCATGTAACTGCGAGTCATACCTTGAACCTCACATAAACGATTCCACTACCGCCATTGCCAGAAGCGTATGTAGCAAACCCGCCGCCTCCGCCACTGGCAGTATTAGCCGACGCAGATGTCGCATTGGCTGAGTTGTTAGCACCATTGCCACCGATGGATGAACCACCAGTTCCGCCGCTGGAAGACCCTGCGCCACCGCCTCCGCCGCCCTTGAATAAAGCAGACCCAGCAATAAATGTTGATACATCAACACCGGCGCCACCGTTTGCCCCTGTGTTTAGGGCTGAGTTGGCGCCAACAGCCCCAGCACCTCCGCCGCCACCGCCCGAAATCTGGGTAAATGTTCCTGACGCAAAACCTGTCCCGCCGCGATACCCATAGTCGTTAGTGAACTCAATGTCTAGGGCTGCGGCGCCGTTGATACCGCCACCAGTAGACGGACCAGTTGACGCTGTACCAATACCGCGTGAACCTCCGCCGCCACCACTCATAACCCCGAGCGATCCAATAATCGTCGCAGACCCATTGGTGCCGTCAGTGTCGCTACCACCGCCAGCGCCACCTGCGCCGATAGTGATAGTCACGTTTGATGAGATGTACAGGGTCGTCAACAATCTGCCACCTGCGCCGCCGCCGCCAGCACCGAAACCACCAGCGGCTCGACCACCGCCCCCGCCTGCACCGCCCGACCAGGCATAGAGATCAAACAGCCCAGCCTTCGTGACAGTTAGTGTGCCCGTGCTGGTGAACGTCAGAAGCGTGTAGTTCACACCACCAACAGTGATAGACGAACTGGTGCCGCCAGTCGCAATACCATCCGCATAACCACTGATTACAGGATTCTGCGAAATCTCGGTAGAGACGTAGCCGATCTGCCTTCTAGCAGTAGCCATGACTAAGCCTCAATACGGTTGACGAATCCGTGGATAGTGATGACGTTTGCGGAAGCAGCGAAAGCACGGACAATCAGCGGAGTCGCATTACCCTTGATTGGGAATCCGGGAACAATCGTGACCAAACCAGCCTCGGGCTGAATCGTCACCTCAATCAAGTCATCGGGCGAACTCACGCCACCCCACTCAACGGTGAGTTTCCGTGCCGTCGTATCCGTGTTCATGGCGTAAATCCAGATCTCGTCATACGTGGTCGCGGTCGCAGAACCAGTATGGATCGTGGTTCCCGGGGTCGCGGTAGCAGCGACCTTGATCGGACGACCATCCGTAGAACCAGAGAGCGTGAGTTTGCTGAACGTTGCCACTATCGACTCCTAACTGAATACCTGAACTTGGAGAACGTCTGCGCCAGCCGAGAACGGTTGCCAAGCGGAACCATCATAGTAGTAGAGGCTGTCGTCAGCGTCGATGTAGCAGAACATACCCTCAGCCAATGTCGGCTCCCCTACACCACCGAACGCTGCGTCCCGAGCGGTCGTCGTGGCGAACCGCATGATCGTCTGATCCATCAGGTATGTGTTGACCTGAAGCGCGGTCAAGATCTGACCTGCGGTAAAGAGTTTCGCGCCTGCGCCAGCCATGGTTCTCCTATCTTATCTCAGGTGACTGCGTTGTTGCTGTCCAGAACACCGAACACGGAGTCGTCCAGCGTAAACGGATTCAGAATGTAGGCATCCGACATGGCAACTTCTAGTCGATGGAAGTTCGGGGTTAGCAGTCTGGTCATGCGTTCCACCGTCTGGAACCTGCTGACCGTAGCCGGAGTTCCGCCCTGATAGTTCCGTTCTACTGTGATCGTATCGCCCAACTCCAACTGGTTCATGGTGATGCGGTCGCCAGATGACTGGGCAGAAACCAGAACCACCATGTTGTCGAACCGATACGTTGGTTCCTTGTAGAGGGCGAGCAGGTCGTTTGCGAGGGTTAGGGCAGCAGCGTCCGAAGACAGCAGCAGATCCGACAAGGACAACGTAGAAATCCCGTATTCGGTCTGACTGGCTACGTCGTCTGCCACCTGCGGGATACCACCCTGAACGGTGGTCACGATCTTGTTGTACAAGAACTCTTGACCGTAGAGAACGCTGAGTGCCTGATACTTGATACCAGAACCGTTATCGTCCGAGAAGTCTGCGACTGAAGAGGCGAACGCTGCCGATACCCGGTCGGTGAACGTGAGCGTTCCATCACGAGCGATGAAGAACAAGCCTTGTTCCGCTTCCGCGATATCTTGCGCATACGACAGGACGTTGCTGTTCTCGGGGATGACGTAGTTCCCGAGGGTCGCGGTTCCTGCGTCGATGTTCGTTGGATCGGAATAGTTCACCTCTGGCAGCGCCAGCAAGTAGTTCAGACGCGCACCAGACAGTTCTGTAGCCGGCGTGAGATCTGCCTCAGTAGCCGTGTTCGCCAGAAGCACGAAGTCATCCGCGCTGTTGATCACCACATCAGAAAGGTCGGTCGTCTTACCCGTGGCATACGATAGGTCAATATCGGTGATCCGTCCCTGAAAGATCGTTGCGGTGCCAAGCTTCACGGTGACCTTACGGCGAGGCGTAACACCTGACTTATTGGTTATCGGATTCCAGTACGGGGAGGACTCGTTGATCGGGTCGAACCGTCGATCATTGTTGTTCAGGACAATAGAGCAGGTTCCCGCAGCGAACTGCTGCAACTGGTCGCTACGTCCTCTCGTGATGCTGATGCTCTTGACCAGCGCGGAAACGTCGTCACCGAGCAGAGTGCCATCCAGATAGTCATCGTCAAGAACGCCGAGGGTCGGGGAATCCAGCGTGAACTCGTTCACGGGGAAGCCCAACTCCATGAGCACCGTGAGAGTTTCCCCCCATGGCAAGGTTGTGGACATTACGCCACCACTCCCTCAACCGTGATCGGAATGTAGCCGTTGATGCGTTCGTACTGCTTCAGGTAATCGACGAACTCTCGGGCAACGGTCGCACCATCCGCCCCCATGCCAGCATTGATCGTCACATTAAACTCGTTCGCCACCCCAGCACCGCCAACAACGTCAAAGAACGAAGTTGGGTCAATCGCCCCAACCATTCCCGCACCGACATAGGCAGGCAACTGACTGAGCGGAACAGGTGCAGCACCAGCACCACCACCCGCGCCCGTAGTGGTCGTGGTGACCGGCTTGCCGAACGCGCTCTCCCCGCGACGGATCGCCTCCTTGCTGAGACTCTTACGTAGAGCGTCCAACTCGCGCTCGGCTTCCGCCACCTGCAAGATGGCATCACGCTCACGCTCCAGCGCAGCGGTAACGCTGTCCGTCGCATCGACCTGACGCTTCTTCGCTTCATTGACCGCATCCAACGCCTCCTTGTAGGCATCGGATCCTTCCTTCGCACCGTTCACAATCTCGTCAAGTTGCTGTTCCGCGGTGGCGAGGTTACGGGTGGATTGACGCTGGCGGTCGGTTGCGTCCTTCACCCCCAACTTCGCTTCAGCCAACGCGATCTCACCCTTGCGGATCTCTGTAGCGTCTGCGTCTGGGGTCGCACGGAGTTCAGCCAGTTTCTTCTCCGCGTCACGAACCGCGAAGACAGCCTGCTCCACGTCGTAAGCAGAACGCTCAACGTCACGCTGGGCACGGTCAATCTCTTCCTGCTTGTCGGCAGCCCGGGCCGAATCACGACCATAACCTTGCGTAACGCGACGGAACTCTTCCTGCGCTCGGATCAGGTCATCATTCGCGCTGCGTAGTTCGGTCTGAGCCTGCGTGACTCCCTTCTGCGCATCACGGAAAGAACGGGAAGCAGACTCGTTCGCCTTCAGCGCGGAAGTGTATTCCTTGATCTGCTCCGCCACCGTCTTGACTGCTTCACCACCACTCTTCTGCTCACGGCTGAACTGTCCGACCCGAAACGACGTAACACCGTATTGCGCAGCCAAACCTTGCAGACGACGGTTCTGCGTATCGACTTGGTTCGTTGTGGTAGCCAGACGACTGTTCAGTTTCAGCACAGAGTTGGTGAGGTTGATGAAACGATCGCCAGCAGCGGTGAACACATCACCATTGTTCAGCGCGCCATAGTACTTCTTGACCGCTTCTTCGCCCTGCCTGAACTTGGTGGTCAGGAACGCGACCCCAGCAGCCAACGCAGCGACTCCACCGATAATCAAGCCGATCTTGCCTGCACTAATAGAAACCTCAAACGCTTTGGTTGCCGCTGCCGCGATAGCGGTCAACGTGGCATAGATCTTCATGGCGGCAGCAGCACCGAGGATCAACGTCGACAACGTTGCGACGGCAGCACCGAGCGCGACGATGGCTTCCGTGTTCCGACCGGCGAAAGAAGCGAATGACTGCAACGGCTTCAGCAGCGAGTTCACCGCAGGCAACAGCGCAGCACCGACAGTATCGGCAGCGTCTTCCAGCGTGTTCCGCAGGATCGCGAACTGACCAGAAACGGTTTGCGACGCAGCAGCGGTAGCACCACCGAACGTAGCGTTCAGTTCCGTGAAGATCTCGTCGAGCGACTGACCTTGCTTGATGTTGTCTGCCAACGCTGGCGACAATGCGCGCAGACTCTTGAAGTTGTCGTTGTATGCCTTACCCAACGCATCGGTTACGGCGACCAGCGGAATACCTGTCGCAACCGATATGTCCATCGCCAAACGCAGATCACGCTGCGACTTGGACAGATCACCATTAGCCTGAACCAAACTCGCCAACGCCGGTCGCATTTCCTTGTTGTTAAACAAGGTGGTCATTTCTAGGCTGCGGAGATAGTCCTCGTTCGCCTTGATCTGATCTTCGGTCGCACCCGTGACGTTCCGTAACGAGTTGGCAAGCTTCTCGGATTCTTGCTGATCCTCAATGGCACCCTTGACAGCGAGACCAGCAGCAGCAGCCAAACCAGCCAACGCAGCAGCAGCAGGTATCGCAGCCTTCTGGATAGCGAACTGAACCTTGTCGGAGGTTGTCTTCAGCCTCTCAAACTCTTTGATCGCCTTCTCAATACCGCGAGGGTCAAAGACCGAGAAGATATTTACGCCAAGAGCCATTAGTTACCAGACCTAATGCGCTTCTCAACCAGCGCGTCTGCCGAGTCTATCGCCTTCGCTATTTCATCCTCAATGGCAGGCAGGATCTCCTTCGTGCGCGGGAACAGCACGCGAGAACGATATCGACCCTGCACACTCTTACGAGCACGGTGCTTATCAAGGTTCTTCACGAACCTGTTGTTCGGACCAGCCACAGAACCAGCCGAGTCGTAGACCTGACCAGCACCATCCATCTGCTGGATACGCACCAATCCGACCATGCCATCCTTCATGGGCTTGGTTCCTACGACAGCCTTGACGCTTTTCATAGCCTTCGCTGGTCGCCATCCCGGGAAGCGTGACTCACCCTTGCGTTCGTTGGTGGTATGCCACCGCTGGAGCGGAGGTTCCTTCCCGAAGTAGTATCCGACTTCCCGAGCAAGCGGATCCGCCGAAGACTTCAGGCGAGCGACGATCTGCTTGTACATTTCCTTATCGTATTGACGTAACTGGCGCAAGGTTTCCACGAAACCTACGCTCTCCATCGTCACCTCAACAGTCATGCGGTGATTGTACTAGCGACGTTGCTTACGTTTCTCGTTGCGCCATTTAAGGTAATCGACAATGACGTTCATCATTTCCTCGCCCGAAGCAATCAGTTCGCGCGGGGAGATGCCCGTTTCTACCGCCAGAGCAGCGACACGCCAATGCAGCGAATCCTGCCCTAACTGCCCAAAGGGACGTTCGCCTCTTCCTCTCGGGCGGAAACCATCTCAACCGTCGCGATCCAGTCAGGCTCAAACTTCAGCGCAGTCTTACCCTCGCGCTTCATCGCGGTCCAAGCCAGCCACGCCAGATCCGTGAGTTGCATATCAATCTCAAACCTGACGACGCTCTTCTTGCGCTCCTTCTCAAACATGATGAAGTCAGCGAAGATCGCCTCGGTATCGTGCGACGTGCCATCGACGAACTTAACGGTCAGCGGGATTCTCATAGCCGTTCCCTTCTAGTTGTTGATTACTTGATCAGGCGGTCGTCTTGACCAGAGTGCCACCAGTGAAGGTGAGCGTCACAGGCGAAGTTGCACCAACATCGGTTGCATTGATCGGCGTATGCGAAGCAAGGTACGCGCCAGTGATCGTGTAGAGCGGATTCGTGGAAGAAGTTGCTTGCGCGCCGGGGCGAACCGTAACAGTCGTCGTCTGTCCGACGAGCGGGAAGATCGTAGCCTCAACTTCGTTCGCATCAAAGTCCTGATAGAGAGTGACTTCCAGCGTGTTGTTCTGGATGCCACCGACGAATGCGCGGTTGCCGCCCATGACCGTCGCATCCTGCTGCTCAACCTCGTAGGTGAGAACAACGGAGTTCATACGGTCACTCAGGTTCACACCGTTGACCGTGAAATCGACATTCTTAAATGCGATGATTGCCATGATTAGTTGTCCTCTGCTTTCGCTTCGTCTTTCTTAGAGGTCTTGGAGACCGGCGTGAGGTGACCACCTTCCACCAGCGCGTCAATGTTAGCACCATCAAGTTCGCTATCGCTCACGACGGTTCCGAACGCTTTATCAGCAAGTCTGTGGGAAGTCACTTGATACTTAGCCATAGTCACATCTTAGCCGTTCACGGTGACGGAAACAGCGATCTGGAGAAACTCTGCGTCTGCTTGGTTCACGCTGGAAATGTTCACGGAAGAGGCGACAGTCAAGGACTGGCAGGTTCCGCCCAACGTTTCGTCACCTTCTAGGATCTGCCTAATGCTCTTGTTGCCAGAGTACGCCAAGTATTCGTCAAGGGCAGCGAAGGCTCGGTCATCCGTGTATCGACCGACGATCACGTAGCAGGTTACGTCGTATTCCACATAACCGCCAGCCATGGCACGGTGGTAGCGGATGTTGTTGATTACGGGGAAGGCTTGTGGCGGATTGATCTGCGGAGGCTGATACGAGAAGGTACGCAGCCCAGAGATCAACGCGAGCCTGTTCTTCAGACCAGTAACGACCTGCGTAGGAGTCGCGGGCATCAGGCGATCGCGACCTTGCGGTAAGGGTCAAGAAAGTCACGAACGTCAGGATCGACCGCACGAACCTGTATCGCCATGTCGGCGAAACCGACTACGCCGAGCGCAGCGTTGTACCGTGCGAAACCACGAATGCTGAGCAGAACACAAGCTTCACGAATGTCGTGAGGAACGGCAGGGTATCCCCATACACCAGTGATCTGCACGCCGGGGATGGCGGGATACGTGAAGATTGGGAACGTCTTGGCACCGACAGCCGTAACACGCCAATACGGGATCCCTTGCAGGTTCGCGTCGTAAGGCTCTAGGGCGTAATCCTGTCCAGCCGTCCAAGTCGTAACAAACGTCTGGTCACCGTCATCGTCAGTCTTCAGGGTCGTCACCGAAACGAGGTCATCCTGAAGGAACAAGGTGTCGATGTACCGTGCGAAGAACTTGACCGTCGCGCTCTTCTGATAGAAGAACCGACCACAGTAACCGTCAATACGACGCGACGCACCCTCGATCACCCGTTCCAGTTTCGCGTCATCCGCGTTATCGGTGATCATGAGGGCAGACTTCACCTCAGCCAACGAGCAGTAACCATTGACGATTGGCACTTAGACCTCGCGTTTCTTGCGCTTCGCCTTCGGTGCCACCGCTCGCTCTGATTCAACTTCCAGAACGGCAGCCTCAACCTCTACGGGCGCGGTCACAGCATAGCGTTTCAGCACCTCGTCGATCTGCTTGACGCGATCTTGACGACCACGTTGCGCGTAGCCGAGACGCTCGTTGAGGAGTGATGCGATCAGAATGTCTTGCTTCTTCATAGTTGTCTCCATAAATGATTATGGGGAGTGTCCGGCGGATCGGACACTCCCCACATCGTTGCTACTTTAGGTTACTCAGAAGGTGGGAGTAACCAATCCCGTTCCGCCGATGAGGGCGAAAGCGTTGGGGTAGCGGTTAGCGGTGAACGCAGAGTAACCATAAACGATCATGGTCACGTCAAGTTCGGCTGCCTTCGGCTGCTCAAAGCGGAGCATCATCGGCTCACCAGCACCGTCTTCCCACAGGTGTGCTTCCTGCGTGTTGCCGATGATGATGACGTCCTCGTTACTGCCCGTGCCGTTCGTCGTGATGACGTTGGCATCGGTGATAACGGGGAGTCCAGCGATCGTGTAACCGCTGTTGCCGTAGACGACGCTGCCCTGACCGACCGCGACTGCGTTGAACGCACCGTTGCCGACCGGCACTGCCAGAGGACGGTTGCTCTGGTCAAGCGAGGACAGGATCCACGCGAGACGGCGAGGGTGCATCAGGATGAAGTTCGGACCACCGAAGTAGTTGGTCTGGATGCGCTGAACGCCATCCAACAGTTTCGGATACAGTTCCGCAACGGTCGGCGATCCATCGGTGTAGGTCACGACCTGCGTAATGACGTTCGTCATCGACGCAGCGTTCGTGGTAACCCAGTTCGCATCAAGGTTCGTGTGGTAAGCCGAAACGAGGTCAGCCATGACCAGCGAATCCACGTTCGTGCCACGCTCAAGAGCCTGACGCGAGACGTTCTGCTGACCAGCAATCGTGATCACCGACAGGTCCAACTTGGTATCGTCCATGTTGGTTTCCTGAACGGCTGCGCCTTCCGTCTGGACGGCAGTTGCCGAACCAGTCGTCACCTTGCTGATGGAGATCGTGAGACCCTCAGCAGGGAGTTGATGCTTACGTGCCACGTCAAGGAACGGACGACCGGCGCGAGCAAACGGTGCTGCGAGGTCAGTGAGGAACTGCGGAACAATCAAGCCAGCGAAGTTCGCGCTGGTAACGTCACGACGCTCCACGCGCTCTTCGTTCATGTGACGGGAGAGACGCTGCTGTGCCTCGTAGTCACCGAGAACCTGCGCACGGAACGCATCGGCAACGAACGAGTGGTCACCGCGCTCGCGGTAGGTGCGAGGCTCGCTCTTCACCTTGCTGGTCGCCTCGACGATCTTCGTCTCGCTGCGAACTTCGGCAGCCTTGGCGGAACGTGCTTCCAGTTCCTCATGACGCTTGATCTGCTCGTCAAGAGCGCGCACCTCTTCCAACTTCGCGGCAATCGCCACGTCTTCGTCGGAGGTCAGGTCGCGGCTCTCGGTCTGGGCGATAGCCACAAACTGATCGGCTTCGGCAAGAAGCGCAGAACGCTTCTCTTTGAGTGTGTCTGAATACTTCATTTCTGCTCCCAATGTGAGGATGGTTGGTTGAGCAGTGGTTCGCTGAAGTGATACCTCGGCTTCAGTCCGGCTGCTTATGACGTGCGATCGCCAACTGATTCTTACGAAGCAGCAGGTTACTCGCACTCTTTACGATAGCCTCATCGGACTTCTTGCGCAACTCCGCAACGGTTTCCTCGTACGCAGGGAACGTCACGATGGAAACATCGTACAACTGGACTTCCTTCAGTTCGCGAACCGAACGATCCTTGTTCCACGAATCCTTGATGGTGCGGAACGCGAAACTCATCTGGGTCATATCACCACGACGCATAGCCGACAGCACGCGCTGGGCATCAGGATTCGTCGGGTCAAGGTCGGCTTCCACGCGGAGACCGCGCTCGTCCTCCATCATCTTCAGCGTTCCCGACTTGGAGCGCGCCAGAGGGATGCCTTCGTGGTCGATGAGCAACCGCACATCGGCACCATCGTTCAGGGTCTTGGTGAAGGCTCCGCGACGCACGTATTCTGTCCACGGTAACGGTTCCGAGGGGGAATCGAAGACGGCTGCGTAACCGATAAGTTTCGTGGAATCCTCCATCGCACGAACTTCCAGATTGCTGTACGCAACGGAACGACGCTCATCCTTCGGGACGGTTACCCACGCAATAGTTGCCGTATCGGTCATCGTGTTATCCTTGTGTGCGCTGCGCTTATCATAGCCGATTCGTTTGCGCTCTTCGTCCATCTGACGCACGATGCCCTCCGCATAGTTCTGTGCGCGACGCGCCGACTCCCTCGTACTGCCACCACCCCACAGCAGCATCGCGACCAGACCGGGCGTAATCTCGTCACCATCAACAGCATCCAGATCGACGATGTGACGGGCGATCCACGGGCCGATCTTCCTCCACTTCGCTTCGCTCAGGATCTCACCGTTCGCCATCTTGCGAGCATCTTCCACGGTCTGCGGTCGTAGACCTTCGCCAGATTCGCCGGCTTCGTGAAGGTCCAAACCGCGACGAGCCGATTCCGCCATGAAGTCAGGGGCAACCATCTTGATCGCCCGAGACTCGTATTCCATGCCGTCTTCCATCGGCTCTTCCATCTCGTCAGCCATCTCTTCGGCTACGAACTCGTCAGGCGAATACACATCCACCCCGAGGGACTCCACCGCTGCACGGTTCATCTCCGAGTTATCCACGAAGGCATCAATCTCGTAGCCTTCGTCCAGCAACATACGGATAACGTTTTGCTTATACGTTGCGACCGCTTCAGGTTCCGTCGATCCTTCGTTCATAATCAAACGGACATACGCAATACCAGCGTCAGAAAGTTGCTGCACGGTCTCTTCACGTGAAGCTTCTTCCCGTCCAGTCAGCAACACGACGGGATATTCGCTGGCATTCACGGCAGCGATCACGTCTTCCATCGGTCGCGAACCTCCAGCCAGCAGCGTTCCGTCAATATCGACGACGAGGATCTCTTCCTCCTGACGAACCTCGCGACTGGTTTCACCACCCGGCTCAATGCCTTCTGCGATAGAGACGGCAACCATCTGGTCAATGGCTGCCTGCTTCGTGGTATGGCATCCGAGGACTTCGCCATCGGCTTTCTCCACAGCCCAGCCAGAACAGTTCGGGTTCTGATCGCTAATGAAGTAAGGCATGGTCAATCAACGTCCGGGGTCATAACGCGAAGATCCGCTGTTCCAACTTGTGAAGTCACCACCGCATACATGGTTTGCTTCAGCGGTAGGAAGAACTGGTGAGGAGCAGTGTGCTTCTCCAATGGCAAACCATTTGACGTAGTTACAGTGCTATCACCGATGTAGATGGTGGCACTCGTGACGATTTGGACGTAGACATAACGGTTCTGGTCATCTGGCTGAACCACCAACGTCGGAGTAGTACCAACGGTTACAACTGAAGACTTCATCTCGGAGGCTCCTCGTCTTGTCCTATTTCTGTATCGGCAGTCGACCCACCGCTCGGCGTGACTGGCGTGAAGAACACATCTCCACCTTCATACGGTTCACGGTTCTCCATCTGACGCGCCTCGTTCGGCGAAAGCGTACCGCTGAGGATCTGAACGCGCTGGGCATTGACTCGGGTGGTCAGGTCGGCGCGCATGAACTCGTCAGCGTTGAACCGCACGAACTGGGTCAACGGGAGCATCTCGGAGATCGCATCCTCAATGCGTCGCATCCACGGAAGCAGCGTGTAACGCACGAAGTTAATACCAGCCTGCTCAACATTCTGGTAGGTCTGGCTATCACCACCGCTGCCACCGATCATGTGAACGGGGATACGGTAAGCACGGGCGATATCACGGATGACCGACTCGCGATGCTCCAACATCTGCATATCCGCTGCGCTGGTGGTGATCGGTCGCCATTTCATGCCTTGCGTTAGCACGGCAGGCTTGCGACGCTTGTTGTGAGTGTCCGACCACGTTTCGCGCAAGAGGCGAGCCTGATCGGGCGTAAGTTTCTGATCCGTTTCCAGAACCGATGACGGAGTTCCGCCCTCGCCGTAGAACTGCGACAGGAACCGATCCATCGCGATGCCCATACCGATTGTGTTGCGCTGTGCCTCTAGCGGAGAGAGACCGCGAACGCGACCGGGGAAGATAATCCAATGGATCGCACGAATAACCTCTGGCGAGAACTGCTGCTTGCCGATCGTGTAGACAAGCGTTCCCTCTTCCACGTCCTCCGCACCCTTCACCTGACTGGGGTGAATGTTGATCATCTCGGGGGGCAGTTCCCCCGGGATCCTCGGTGCGTAGATGTAGGCAGTTCCGTGCAACGCCATCATCAGCACCGTCTGGTGGATGAACTCAAACATGGTTTGTTTGTCGTTCGGCTTGTACAGAACCGATGGGGTCGGAAGCTTCACCTCTCGACCACCGCGCTCTTCCAGTAGTTCTAACGGCATGACCGAGATAGCATCCGCCAGCAGCGTGACCGCAGCCATGAGTGCCGAGTGCGCGAACGCAGTCGTTTCCGTAATGATCTCACCCGAATAGTTCGGGAAGTACGGGCGAGCGGTGATCTGGTACGGGTCGATGTTCTCGGGCAGTGCGCGTGTCTCACGCTTAAAGATGCTCATGCCAAGAAGTACCCGATCGCGATAAGGGAAAGACCAGCGGCAATGATACCAGCAGGGATCGCCAAAGTCCCGATGCCAGCGACAACCATAATGAGACCGAGCACCTCACAAGTCGTCGTGATGACTCCACGCGAGAACCGCTTTCTGACTTCCATAACGTCCTCCTTCAGTCCCATACGTTCACCACACTAGGAGAACTGTCTGGCTCTTGCCTACGAGTAGCGCGATCTAGTGCCATCACCAGTGCGATGCAAGCGTCGATCTTCCGTTTGCTCTTGCCCTTGGACAGTCGCCAACCGTTGTCGGTCATGCGTTGCGCTGCGCTGAGCACCTGATCGGTGAAGGTCGGTGATGCGTCGTGCGCGACCTTTCCTTGCACGATCAACTCGTAAGCCTGACCGCAGGCTGGGATCATTCGCGCGCCGGTCTGCGGAAACTCCACCATCGGCAGCCCATCGTCGGCGAGAACCTCCGCGGAACGCTGGAAGTAGGCAGGGTCAAACGCGAACTCTCGTACCTCGTAGGCACGGTGCAGGGTGCGCAGATAGGTCTCTATCTCTGCCACGTCAATGCCTTCGTCTTTCGGAAACCAGATCTGTGCTCTCACCACCACGGTTTCGCCTTGCGGTTGGGCGATTACCACCGCGATGCTGTCGTGCTTCAGGGCCATGTCGATCCCGACCCAGACGGGCAAGGACTCGTCCAGTTCCCGTTCCGACACGCAACGCTCCCATGTGCCAACGGGTAGCCACGATTCCTGCGTTCGTACCCATTGGTTCAGTCGCCATCGACGGAAGGCGGATTCGGTCGTCTGCTTAGTTGCGGTCGCCATGTCCTCGGGGTCCATGAGACCTTCGGGCAGGTTCGGATTGGCTCGCGCCCATTCCTTGCGGTCGTTGATATCGCAGTCTGGCTTTCCTTCCCACCACCAGAAGCCGAACGATTCGTCATCAACCTCGCCGGCTGCGCAGGACTTTCCGTAGTCGTAGAGACCGCCAGCCAGAGAGTCGCGGTCGTAGCCAGCGGTCGTAATGGAGATGATCTGTGGTTCCAGTCGCGCACCCGAACCGAGCGTCATCTGGTCGTACAGTTCCCCGTTGGCTTGGTTCCACAACTCGTCAAAGAGAACGGTCGATGGGTTGAGACCTGCCTGAGACCTGAACTCTGACGACAGCACACGGAACACCGAGCCGAAGGTCGGGATCTCCAGTGCGTCGCGGTAGACCTTCGTGATCTCGGACAGCATCGGCGAGTTCTGAACCTGCTGCTTGGCTTCGTTGAAGATGATGCGCGCCTGCTGGCGGTCGCCAGCCACCGCATACACTTCCGCACCCGGCTCGCCAGCGATCATGGAATACACAGCGATAGCCGACCCCATCAGGGACTTGCCGTTCTTGCGTGGTAGTCCGATCAGCGCGCGTCGATACCGCAGCCGTCCCTCGGCGTTCCGTTCGTACAGGCAGCGCAGCAGCCATTTCTGCCAGTCGGTGAATACAAGCGGTTCGCCGGCACGGAATCCTTTGAGGACACGGAAATGAGCCTCCGCGAACTGGATGATCTCATCACCATCGGTGGTCGGATACCTACGTTCCGTGAAGAACGAAGGCGACCACTCAGCCCGAGGTGCTGTTCCTCTTGGCTTGGATCCTGGCGCGGATTTCGTGGAACTCATGGTGCTTGGTTTCTCCTAGTCCTAGGTTGGCACGATCCGTAGGGGAGAAACCGATCTGACCGAGCAGCGAAGAAATCTGCTTGTCCAACTCGCGCAATCCCCTTCGCTCGCGCCAAGCGTTTGGGTTCAGCATAACCTGATTACGCAACTGCACGCGCTCGTCAATCGCCTCGCAAGCCATGAGCACGATCTCGGCATCCATGTTTGGCTTCAGCCATGCCGCGCCCGCTGTCCACACGGCATCCCACATCCTGCGTCCGAACGCAGTCGCGATCGGTCGATGCGGTTCGGGGATTTCCCTGAACGGAAGAACATGAACTTCTGCGACCGGCGGAGGAAGCTTGCGCTTTCCAGGATTGCCGATTCTGCGTTTCTGTTCCACAGGCTTCGGACGTTTGCCCGAACCTTTACCTCCCACGTCGATCTCCGTTCACAACACGCACCAACATACAGCAAGAGCGGTAACCGCGACGACTCACGAAACCAGAAAAGTGGTTTCACCGCGGGTGCCTACCTGAGCG